TTAGTTAAATTAACTATTTCTTTAGCCATTGGTTACTTTAAATAAATAATTATTATTTAATATTTTTGTAGTTCCCCCTATAGTAGTTTGCACTAATATAGTATAATATCTTTCAGGCTCCAACCCATTCATGTAAATATCAAAATAATTACTATCTGAATCTGCACTTATTTTAGTATAAGTTGTATCAAAATCTATTACATACTCATTTGTATCTAAATCTTTTACAGCATAATATGAAGCAGTAGGTAAATAATAATTAGTAGTATAAATAGATGAGGTTTGAAATACTCTATTTGGGTATTGTGGTCTTACATTTAGTCTAAATCTTTGTATACTTTCACTATAATACACCCCAGGATTATTTTCTAATGAAATATATACTTGGGGATTAGTTATTATAGTTTGAATAGAAGAACCTGTATTCCATATAAAATCATTCCATTTAAATTCTAAACATGGAGGATATATGGTGTGAGTATCTCTAGAAAAATATTTTAAAGTTATTTGTTCATTAATATTATTTACAAATTCTTGAGAAGGGGTTTGTCTAACAATAAATCCATAATTGGGCCAAGCACTTCCAGTCCACTGTTGAACAATAGATTTAACATCAAAATTTAAATCTAAATTTGAATAATATGAAAAAGACTGAGAAGCTTGAGAACCTGTCCACCATACTCCCCCTCCTGAAGAACTAGGATTAGTAGATAAATTATATGAACCTGTAGAACCCGCACCAAACCCACTGGTTAACCAAGCATTGCTTCCGGATTGGGTTCTCCATCTCCAAGATACTCCATTTTGGGTTTCAGGATTATCCATAAAATGCCCTGTTCCCATTTCCCAGGATTGTGATAAAGCATTTACTAATACTGTAGTAGTTTTGGTAAGCCCTTCAATATTGGCTACATATAATTTTAAATTAGAAGTCCATTGATTAGTTCTTATTAAAGAAGAACTTATATAGGATATTTCATTAGAATCAAATTGAATTAAAAAACGAGAGGATTGGGGCAATTCTCCATTCTCTCTTAAAGGGCCAGTTTTAAAATCTGTAGTTGCTTCCAAAATTTCATCTAACCCTGTATTCATAGCAGGGTAAGCCGAATATATGGTAGCGTCTTGGGTTGGGAATAGTTTATATATTGCCATGGTTTTTAAAATGATACTGATCTGCCTTGAATGTCTGTATTAGGATATTTTACTTCAAACACCATAGGATCAAGTGATGGGTATAATACTCCATTTATTGTTGCCCCTTTAGTATCATATGCAAATTCACTATACCCTAAAGCAGTTCCTACTTTATTTGTAATTTCTATATTTTTTACGGTTTGTACTCCTTCAATTCTATCTAATAAAGCATATATATCTCTAAAAATTATAGGTTGATTAATTTGCCATTTATCTATCGCAAAATAATTTTGTAAAGATAATAAACATTTAGATAATATTTCATTAATATTATAATTAGGTAATACTATAATATCAAAATTTACTCCAATATTGATAATAAAAGCATCTTTAACTCTAATAGAATCACCAACTATTCTATGTTGGGATAGATATGTAGTTAAATTTTGTTTTAAAGTAGTAGTAGTAGTAGTTAAGTTTTTATTTATATTATAAGTCAAAATATATAAATCCAATATATTAGGTATTTCTCCTGGTCCTGTATTTTGTAATTTAACAGGTTCAACAAAAGCTTTAGCTATATTACCATATTTAGAAGGCATAGATAAAGATCTAACTAAATAGTCATTAGCAGTTACATTTCTTAATTGAGTAGAAAAATTAGCTACAGTATTTTGTCTAATATCTTCCACTGTATCTCCATCGTTCCCACCATCTGAAGCTTCAGGGTTATTAATTGCTAATGAAGTTAAGGCAGCATTGGCAGTGCTAGTTGTTAACCCAACAACCTTAAATGTAGGATTTCCTGAAAAGCTAGAAATAGAATTAGCAGGAACATTTGCTGTTACCCCCCCTCCGGTTAAATATCTAACTGTTAGGGTTGTGTTTGAAGGGGCAATACCGTATGTTTTGGTAAACATAAAATTTGTAGGATCATAAGCTGTATTAAGCTTATTTCTTTCAAATAACAATCCTAGTCCTACATTGTCAGGATTTGGAATTATTTCTTCATCATTATCATTAACATTTCCTGCCCCAAATTGTAGTTGTAAAGTAGTTTGATTTAAAAATCTAGTTGTAAATCTTCTTTGTACTTTTTTAAGTTTTAATAAATATGGAACATCTCCAGAATTACTAGAATTATTAGGATCATTTGGATTGGTATTACGAATCGAATCATATACATTTTCTTGTGCTAAGTAATCTACTTCATACCACACATTACCATTACTATCAATTATATCTAATATACCTATGATTCTATTAGCATTAATTTCTGTTGCAAATTCTGTTGGTGATCCAAAAGAAAAAGTAGTAGTATTGATAGTAGCTGATATAGCTTTTCTAGATTTTTTTAATAAAAATAATTGAGGAGAATTTCCTGAAACTTGATATACTGATATTTCTGTGGGGTCTGAAGAACTAGATACAGAAAAATCTATATCGTCTTGAACTAAAAAGCTTATAGGTGAAACTGCATTAGTAGAAACTACTGAGTTTTGTGGTATATATAAAGCATAATCATAATCCGGAACTTGTTCTCCTCCTGATGATTTAGCAGGAACTTGTTGGTAAAAATCAATTGTAGATGCTGCTACTCCTGTAACATTTGGTTTATACCCAAACATATAAGCTAATTCATATAAATTATTTGTTTGACGAGCAAATTGTAAATAATTTTCCTGAACTTGATTATCAACATAAAATGATAAAACATCCCCTACATAAGCAGCCATTTCCATAAACATCATCCCAGGGGATGATGGGGAAAAATCATTATATGTTGTAGGAAAATAAGTACGAGCATAATTGATTAAATTAGCCCTTAACTCATTAAAATCCTTATTTATATAAGTTATGTTTTTATTAGTTGCCATTATGTAAATTCAAGTTGAATAGTATCTACTACACTAGTGTCTATAACATTATATGTTAAACTAACTAATATAGAATTGTAATCATTGTTAGGTATAATCTGTAAATCCTGAACTAGTACAGTAGGAAAAAATGATCTTATTTGTGATTCAATATTTTCTTTTAAAAATTCTAGATTTCCACTTGTTATTTGTTCAAATATAAAAGCTCTTAAACCTGCCCCAAAAGTAGGATTCAAATATCTTTCAGAGGGATTAGTAAGAAAAAAATTAATTAAATTATTTTTAGTTGCATCTTTACTAATATAAGTTGAATTAAATACACCCGGGGCGTTAAATGACACAGATATACCTAGTGCTGTACTAGGTTTAAAATCTATAGGATTTATTACACGTGCCCCAAATGCCATTATTTACCCCCTTTCATTAACCCCATTATCATATCTAATCCTACATTTCCTGAGGGTAAAGCTGAGCCTTCACCTACAGTATCCATACCGGGCCTTACTTGTAAAGTGTTAGCCATAATAGAAGCATCATTAGAATTAAACGATAAAGTATCCTGCCCTGGTGTAAAATCTCCCATTATAGCTTGCATCATTGCTCGTTTATTAACCGAAGGAGCGGATGGAGTAATAGGAGATTGAATTTGTTCTGTAACTACAGCTGTTTTGGGGGAGCGAATTGCTTCTAAAAGAATATCTTTTAATTCTTCTTGAATAGCTTCTTTTACAGCTTCTTTAATGATTTTTTTAAAGTCTTGGGTTTTCATGATTATAAATATTAAATTAGTAAGCTTTTAAATTATCTCTGTCAATAATAAGTTTAAGTTCGTCAATTAAAGTTTGATTGTTAGTTGTAAATGATAAAGGCGTTTCTATAAGTCTAATTCCGCTTTGATTAATTCCAACCGCTTTTCTACGAGTAACAGTAGGACTAAATGGTACTTCTTCAATTTCTATTATAAACCCTTGGTATGGGGTTTGATTTAAAGTTTCTTCTGCTATTTCTTGTCTGTTGCTTATATTTTGTAAATCTTCTGAGATAGGGGTTAGTTCATCTTTTATATCATTTTCTATTAAGCATTTAAGTAAGAAAATATCTAATGTTCTTAATAATAAAATCGCTGTATTAATAGTAGTACTAATTACAGCTATAGGAGGAGCAACTGAATTTATAGCAGATTCTAGTTTATCTATTTTTGGGGTTCCTGTTAAGGTGTATTTTTGTTGCTCTGCTACTATATCAATTTCAGATAAAGCACTTTGCAAACCAGCAGGCAATCTTAAAGGAGGAACAAATAATGACAATTGTTTCCCTACTATTAAAATACTTAATTTAATTCCTCTTAAAGTTTTTAATATAGATTTAGATATTCTTAAACCAATAGAGGCAATTGTTAAAGCAACTGTTATAGTTTGTAAAATTTGAGCTATTTTTTCTAATGAACCTAATAGATTATTTCTTGTATTAATAATATTTTTTAAAACAGGTTGTGGGGGGCAAGAAGGAGGAAATAGGATAATTAAAGTTGTTAATATTAATTTTCTTTGTTCAAAAGAAATAGCTTTAAGATTAATTTTTCCTGTAAACACATCCTCAATAAGTTTAGGATCAACAAAAGTAAGTTCACCTCCTAAATCACTTCCTAATTTAGTTATTGCGGGTTTAGAAAAATCTTTTTTTATAATAAAGTTTAATATAATAGGTCTAATATTAAGTTTACTTATTATAAGATTTGTTATAGCCGGGATAATAAAATTTTTAATTTGAGATATTTGTTTATTTATAATATTAGGAAGTTTTTCAATTCCCTTAGATTTTAAAGCATCAGGCAATGAATTAAGAATAATATTAGGATCTGTTGTAGTTAATTTAATATTCAAATCATTTTGTAAAGCTTTATCTTTACTAGCCTGACTAAGAATATCAGCTTGCTGAATAGTAATTTTTTTAACTTCCATTATGCTGTTCTTACACGTTTAGATAATAAAGAATAAGGATTTAATTTAGCAAGAGTATCATTTAGTTGACTAGCTGCTTGGCTAGTTAAAACTAATTTTCCTCCTCCGGGGGGTACTACATCTACAGATAATGCAAAAGATAAATTAGATAACTGAATTAGTAATTTATTTAGTAACTCAACAGTTTGCTCACCTAATAAAACAGGTTCAGTTTCATTTTTACTACCTAAATAAACCCCACCTTCATTTTCCCAAGTAGTAGTAGATAAAACAATAGGGCCCGTTGTTTCTATATTTACACTACTAACAGCATTTAAATTAATAGACTTTTTAGAAGTTAACAATAAATGGTCTTGAGTAGTATTAAATACTAATCTACCTGAGTTTATTAGTATTTGTTTTCCTGAATAGTCTTTGGGGGATTGTGGTGGATTTGAGTTATAACTAACATAATTATTAGTACTGGAAATATTTATAGGAATTTTTTGGGTAGAAGCCAAATAGATAGAAGAATCATCGTTATTAATCAGCTCTGTTATAGGTAACCATCCTTCATTTGATGCTTCTCCTAAAGCTCCGGGGTCTTGACCTTGCCCATTTCTTAGGACAGTTATAGGATCCCCATTAGTTCCTGTTGATGACCATTCATTTGGTTCTATTTGTCCTTTAACTGTTGAGCCAAATCTAATACTATTTCCCCATCTTCCCTCCATTATTACATCTCCTTCAAATGGTAAAAGAGGATGAATATTAGAACGTTCTTTAAAGGTTTTTCCTAAATTTATTTCAGTAGAATTATCGCTAACCCTCCTTACATTTCCAGCTTCTGTTAAAGGGTAATCTTGCTTTGAGTATTCTGGTAAATCTTCGTCATTTAAAACATTAGGAATAGCAT